GGACGAGGAGGCGAGCAGGCTCGGCCGCGCAACCAGGCTGAGGATCGAGGGAGCGCGCCTCACCAGGCGGGCCGGGAAGGCGCCACCCTTCAGGGCGCTGGTGGAGTGGGCGAAGGCGAAGGGTGTGAGCCGCAGCCGCATCAGCTTCGTCCAGCAGGCGATCAAGGCCGGGGAGGCGGAGGCTGAGGCGGCAATCGCCAGGGCCGGCGAGAGGGCCGCTGTGCGGCTCGTGCCGCGCGCTGAGCGACGTATCGAGGCGGAGTGGTGACTGAAAAACAAATCGGTGCGCCACGAGCCGCCCACGCAGTGGGCCTCCATTTACGCGTGCAGGATGGGGTTTGCGTTTGGGCCGGGCGCGCAGGGGCGCCGGAGCGCCGCCAGGAGGCGCGCTGTGGCGGGTAAGCGGCAGAAGCACCCGGACGCCCTCGCGTTCAAGCGGGGCGGCCGCTACAGGCCGCTGGCGCCGGTCGTGGCGGGGCCCGAGAGGCCTGTGCCGCCGGCGCCGAAGGGCGTGGGTGCGCAGGCGCAGCAGGCCTGGCGGACGCTCTGGCGGTCGAGCCTGGCGGGCGCCTTCCACGACACGGACCTGCCGGCGCTCCGGCGCTGGCTGTGGTGGCTCGACCAGTGGGTAGGCGTGGCGCGTGACATTGAGCGCGAGGGCTACGAGGGCGTCGGCGCGCTGGGCGGGCCGATCCTGCACCCGCGGGTGCGCTACCTACGGATGTGCGAGATGACGCTGCAGCACCTCGAGCAGGGGTTCGGGCTGAACGCGCTGGCGCGAATCCGGCTGGGGCTGACGCTGGTCGAGGAGCAGAGCGCGCTCGCGAAGCTGAAGCAGCCGGCGCGGGTGCGTGAGGTAAAGGTATGACGATGGCGCAGGCGCTGATCCGGCCGCCGCACAAGGACCGCAAGGGGCAGTGGCGCTGCCTGGCCTGCGGGACGTGGCTGAAGAACTCGCTCGAGATCTGGGTGCACGTCGGGGCGCACGGCCCGACGGCGATGGCGCTCGTGCGGCGCGGTGGGCTGGCCTGCGTGCGCGAGGGCGTCGTCTTCGAGTGCACGGAACACGGACAGGAGGCGCCTTGAGCGACAGCACGGGCCGCCCTGCGGCGTTCTGGGCGGAAGAGTTCTCGCAGCCAAAGCGAAAACGATGCCTATGACGACGGCAACGAAGGCGCGGCGCTACACGCTGGGGCCGGACGTCGCCGCCTGGATCGAAGAGCACGCTGTCTATCCCTCCGGGGAGCTGATCGGGCAGCCGTTCCGGCTGATGACCTGGCAGAAGGAGTGGCTCGACGAGCTCTTCGCCTGCGACGGGGACGGCCAGCTGCTCCGGCGCTGGGCTCTTCTAGGCATCCCGAAGAAGAACGGCAAGAGCACACTGATTGCGGCGCTGGCGCTCTATCACCTGCTCGGCGACGCCGGCGAGCAAGACCCCTGGGTCGTCTGCGCGGCGGCGTCGGACCGGCAGGCGGACATCGTCTTCAACGCGGTCAGGATGATGTGCGAGCTGTCGCCCACGCTACGCGACGCGACAGAGCGCTTCCGCTGGGAGATCAGGCCCAAGGGCGCGCCGGGCAAGCTCGAGCGCGTCGCGGCGAGCGCCGGTCGGCTCGACGGCAAGAACATCTCACTGCTAGTGGTCGACGAGCTGCACGAATGGACGCTCGAGAACTGGACGATCCTGACCAACGGCACCGTCGGCCGGCGCCGCGCGCAGGTGATCCAGATCACGACGGCCGGCTACGACCAGGAGAGCATCTGCTACCGCGAATACGAGAAGGGGCAACGCATTCTCTCCGGCGAGCTGGAGCTGCCGGGCTACCTCTTCCGCTGGTACGGGGCCCCTGAGGGCTGCGACCACAAGGACCCGAAGGTATGGCGCGCCGCCAACCCGTCCTACGGGACGCTCGTCTCTTACGAGCAGCTCGGCGACAAGTGCGCGAACGTGCCGGAGTCGCAGTTCCGGCGCTACTTCCTGAACCAGTGGGTCGCGGCCGAGGAGCTGTGGCTGCCGCACGGCGCCTGGGACGCCTGCATGCGAGACGGCCTCGAGCTGGCGCCAGGCTACCCAGCGTTCATCGGCTGGGACGCCTCGACGAAGTACGACTCGACGGCCGTCGTGACGGTCCAGGTGGCGGAGAAGCTGCGCGTCAAGGCGCGGATCTGGGAGCGGCCACTCGACCCGAACGGCAACCCGGTGGAGGAGTGGTCGGTGCCGATGGCGGAGGTCGAGAACTACGTGCGGGAGCTGTGGCGGACGTACAAGCCGCGCGAGATACCGTTTGACCCCGCCTTTATTACATGGAAGGCGCAGGAGCTGAGCAATGAGGGCGCGCCGATGGTCGAGTACCCGCAGACGGATATGCGGATGATCCCGGCCACGCAGGCGTTGTACGAGGCGATCACGCGCAAGGAGCTGGAGCACGACGGCGACCCGGTGCTCGCGCGGCACCTGGCGAATGTGATGGCTGTGCAGACGGCGCGCGGCGGGCAGCGGATCACGAAAGGCAAGCAGAGGCGGACGCGCAACCAGATCGACGGCGCCGTCGCGCTGGCGATGGCGGTGGACCGGGCGAAGCTCTATCAGCGGCAGCCGGACCTACTGCCCATCACAGGCGGAGAGGTCGAGCGGGAGGACCGCAAGGGTCCGGAGTTCCGCGGGATTAGAGGACAGGACTTCTAAGGAGGAAGCGATGACGGTCTATCGAGAAACCGTGCTCACGCAGACGACCGCGGCGACGGCTGTGACGACCCAGCGGGGCGTCATCTCCGACGTCGGCGCCGCCGGACTCGGGGAGCTGGACGAACTGCTCGTGTACCTCGAAGTCGTGACGGCGGTGACGAACGGCACGCTGGACGTTTACCTCCAGCGCTCCCTTGTCCCTGACCCCGTAGCGGCGACGGACGCCCACTGGGGTGATTACGTGCACTTCACGCAGAACGCGGCGGGGAACGCCACCGATAAATACTGTGTCCTCCCCGTAAGGCAGGTCACGTCCTCTGTGTCGGCAGACGTCGATGTCGTGAGGGACAGGGAGCACGCGGCCTTACCTGCGGACGCGGCCCTGACGGGGCATTGGGGCGACCAGCTCCGCGTCCTAGAGGTTATCGGCGCCGGCGTGACGGTGGCCGGGGTCTACTCGATCCACATCACGGGGTACAAGCGTTGAAGCTAGGCCCCTTCACAATCGTGCGCAACCAGACGAACGGCAAGAAGCCGTCGACGATCGAGATCGGCGCGACGGGCACGCAGATCTTCGGCAACCGGCTGATGCAGGAGGACTACAACTCCTCCCTGCAGGGGCCGGAGAGCTATGACGAGTTCGACAAAATGCGCCTCTCGGACGGCCAGGTCAAGGCCGCGCTCACGGTCATCAAGCTGCCGCTGCTCAACGCGGACTGGTTCGTCGAGCCGGCCTCAGACAGCGCCCAGGACCGCGAGATCGCCGAGCGGCTGGACAAAGGGCTGAAGGAAGAGATGACGACGCCCTGGCAGGCGGTGCTGCGGCAGATTCTCCTCCACCTCGATTACGGCTCGATGCCGTTCGAGAAGTGCTGGGAGCTGCGTGAGGGGCTGGTGATGCTGCGCAAGCTGGCGCCGCGCCTGCCGAAGTCGATCACCCACTGGGAGGTCGACGACCGTGGCGGGCTGCAGGCTATCGTGCAGGGCGCGGCCTTTACCACGGGCTGGAAAGAGGTCACGATCCCGGTCGAAAAGCTGCTCGTCTTCGTCAACGAGCTCGAGGGGAGCAACTGGCGGGGGATCTCGCTGCTGCGCGCGGCCTGGAAGCACTGGTACTTCAAGCAGGGCCTGGAACGGGTCCAAGCGATCGCCATCGAGAAGCGCGGCGTCGGCATCGACCACGGCATTCTGAAGGGCGAGGGCCGCACTGAGGACCGGCGCAAGGAGCTGGAGCGGGTGCTGATGGGGCTCCACGCGCACGAAAAAGGCTTCCTGGTGACGGTCGATGAGCAGACCGACTACAAGCTGGAGGGGCTGCCGGCGGGCGGCGTGCTCGACCCGCAGGGCGCCATCGACTACCACAACCTCGCGATCCTGCGCTCTTGCATCACCGAGTTCCTGGCGATGGGGTCCGGCTCAACCGGGTCACTCGCCATGCACCGGGATAAAACGTCACTTCTGATGCTGGGACTGGGAGCGATCGCGAACAACATCGCGGACACGACTTCGGCCCACCTGATCCGTCAGTGGGTCGACTACAACTGGGAGGTCAAGGAGTACCCGCGGATGCGCTACTCGCACCTCGAGGCGCGGGACCTGGCCGTGTTCGCGAAAGCCGTGCTCGACTTCTCAAACGCCAATGTGCTGAAGGCGTCGCCGGACGTGCAGAACGCGGCGCGGCGGATCCTCGACCTGCCGGACCTGCCGCCGGACGCGCTGGAAATGCCGGAAATGGAGCCCGAGGGACTTGAAGAGTTACCCACGGAGCAGCTGGTGGCGGCGCTGAAGACGATCCGGGCGGCGCTGAAGAGCCGACCGCGCAAGGGTGAAAGGGAAGGAGAGCCAGATGCGCTCGTGGTATGAGATCAAGGACAAAGAGGGCGCGGTCGACGTCTACATTTACGACGAAATCGGCCTCTTTGGCATTACGGCAAAGGACTTCATTAAGGAGCTGCAGGGGTACAAGGGCCGCGTAATCAACCTCTTCGTGAACTCGCCGGGCGGCGAGGTGTTCGACGCGATGGCGATCTACCAGGCGCTCCGCCGGCACGGCGCGCCGGTCCATTCGATGGTCGACTCGATCGCGGCGAGTTCCGCGTCGGTCATTACGCAGGCAGGCACGACACGGACGATGGCGAAGCAGGCCGTCTTGATGATCCACGACCCGTACGGAGGGGCGCTTGGTGACGCGAGCACGATGGAGAAGATGCGCCAGATGCTCGACAAGGTCGGCGACCAGATCGCCGGGGTCTATGCGGACCGCGCCGGAGGCGGCCTGGAGGAGTGGCGGGACCGGATGCTCGCAGAGACCTGGTACTCGGCCGAGGAGGCCGTCGCGGCCGGGCTGGCGGACAATATCGCGGACACAGTCCCGATCGCGGCCGCCTACCAGGGCCGCATCTTCAATCTCTCGAAGTTCGACAGGGTGCCCGAATGGGTGCCGCAGAACAGCAATCCAGAACATCCCGGCGTCAAGCCGGACGACCAGCCGAAGGAGGAATCTGACATGGCTGAGCTAAACGAAGTCCTGGCCGAGCTGGGACTCAGGGACGACGGCGACCCGATCGCGGCAATCCGCGCTCTGAAGGACGCCGCCAAGGACCTCGCGACGGGCGAGAAGGGCGCCGAGAACGCGCTCCGCAAGGAGAACGCGCAGCTCCGGCAGCAACTGCTCGAGCAGGAGTCCGACTACGGCCAGCGCATCCTTGCGCTCGAGGACCGCAACCGGCAGAAGGAAGCCGCCTACGCGGTGGACTCCGCGATCCAGCAGGGGCGGGTGGCGCCGAAGGACCGCGACCTGGCGCTGAAGCTGGCGCTGAACGACGCGGAGGGTTTCTCGGCGTTCGCCTCGAAGCTGCGGGTGGACTTCGACGAGCGGGGCATGGCTGTGGACGCGCAGATCGCGGCGATCGAGCCGAGCCAGGACGAGATCCGCATCGGCGCCCAGTTGGGGCTGACGGTCGACGACCTGCGGCGCCAGAAGGCCGAGGAGAAGGGAATCAAGCTCCCGTCCTGAGCCGCACGAAGAGCCACGCCAGGCCGTCCTTCGGGCCGGCCTTTTCAATTTGGGAGGAATCCATGTGCGAGAGGTGCCGTGACCCGAACCGGGTAGACCTGCACGAATACACGATCACCAAGACGGCAGCGAACGGGGAGGACGTAAAGGGAAAGCGCGTCCTCTGCGGGTCGTGCGCGCAGCACACGAAGGGCGCCGGTTTCAAGCTCACCGGCGGGAAGGCGGCCGAGGCCAGCGAGCCCAGCCCGCCCGGACCCGAGGCCGAGCAGGAGCAGACGCCCGAAGAGCCGGAGGAGCCGGAGGAGCCGGCCGAGGAGGAAAGGAAGCCGGTGCCGAAGCGCAGCCGGTAGTTGAAGGCGGGGGCGCGCTCTCGTTAAAGGGCGCTATCCCGCTAGAAGGGAAACCGAATTGACAGCGATTACAGCAGCGGTGAACAGGCAGCACAAGGGCGTCCCGCAGCAGCGCGGGTACATCATGACGGCCTCCACCACGATCCCAAAGGGCGCACTCGTGAGCGTAGACGCGGCCACCGGCCTCGCCAAGAACGCTGTCGCGGGCGCCGTTGACCCGGTCGTGGGCGTGGCAGCGGAGACGCTGACCAGCGCGGCGTCCGGCACCTACCGGATCCAGGTGGAGTTCGGCGCCTCATGGCTGTTCGCGGCGTCTTCGATCACGCAGGCGATGGTGGGCGACCCGATGCTCGTGGTGGACAACAACACCGTTGACGAGACATCGGCGGGCTCCGCCGTGGCGGGCATCCTCGACGAGTTCGTTTCCACGACTCTCGGCTGGGTGCGCATCGCCGGCACAGACGTCAAGCACGCGGTCTAGCTGACGCAAGCCGCTTATACGGAAGGGGCCTCCGCGCCGTGCGGGGGCCCCTTCGCTATCGGAGGAAGCAATGGCAATCACAGTTACCCCGGGCACGCTGGCGGCGGCGCTGACGGGCTTCAACCGCACGTTCAACCAGGACTTCGCGGCCGCCCAGGAGCTCCAGCCGTGGCGCCAGATCGCCCAGGTATTCCAGTCGACAACGGACAGCGAGGCTCACCTGGGCCTCGGGACTGTCCCACAGATGGTCGACGTCACTCACGACGTCCTCCAGATCGAGGACCTGTACGGGATGGACCAGACGGTCCAGAACCTGACCTACAAGTCGGCGTTTCGGGTCCCGCGCCCGTACTTCGAGGACGAGAAGCTGGGGCTGCTTAGGCCGAAGATCGCGGAGCTCGCGGACGAGGCCGCAAGGCATCCCGGCCAGCTGATCTTCCAGCTCGTCGTGACCAACCCGGCGACGTTCGACGGCACGGCCCTGATTGCGGACACCCGCACGATCGG